CATTTCTTCGATCAATCGTTTAAGGTAATACTCAGCCTTTTCGAGATCCTCGACACTCTTGCCCTTGTAGGGAAATCTCCAAAGATATTTAAAAACAGACTGCCAACAGTAACTGGCATGGGCTGATACATCTGCACCGTCAGCCATAGCCGACATAGCATCGATGCATTCGATACGGCTTTTTGCGTAATGCGGTGGGCTGTTCACCATGTCGTTGTCGAGAGTGATTGTCGTGTCACCCATTGTAAGGGTGTATTCTTCTTTGTGGACGTGAGGTATGCTCATTAGTTTTTCCTATTAAATGGGATGATTTTGGATTCAGCGATGGCATCGATCAGTTCATCATCTGCCTCGAACTCAATCTGTTCGTTTCGCTCGTTTTCTAAGATGATCTTGCCGATAGAAGTTAGAAATTCAAAACCTTCGGTGGCGATATGCATCAGGCCATAAACCAAAGCTTCATACTGTTCAGATTCTTCATCTGGTAGAGTATCCCAAAGGCCGTTGAAATTGCGTACTGAGAAGCCTGTGCCATCTTCGAGTGGAATAATAAAAACACCACATGCTTTTGGAATTTCTTCTGTACTCATTTATTTTTTCCTATCAGTTTAAAAAAATGTTCAGCATCGACAACGGCAAGGGGCTGCTGCCTGTCAGCTTTAATCACTGCTAGTGGAGTTGACCCTTCAGGACAGTTCTCTGTGGCTTGCTGCATAATCTTGTAGATGGCGAAGGATTTGTTTGATTTGCACTCAACGCTATAGGGAAATAGCTTTCTAGCCGCAGGGGAGAATAGTATATCTTCCCCATTAGCCCCCATACTTGTTGAGCGTATGTCTCCTTCGCTTAGTGATTTGAATGAGGAATAGAGTTTATCCCTCACCCATTGTTGTAATTTTCTACCTTTAGCCTTTGCAGACTGAGGTCTTATAGCCATTTAGGAAGCTCCAAAATGGAGTACTCCCCCCAACCAGTTCCATAATCCTCTGCCTTTTCTGCAGACGCTATTATAGATAAAGTTTTATGCATTCTCTGAGTTGCATTCTCTAATAGTTCTGGCCCAACAATATGCATATGTGTGATATATGGGGCAGACTTTTCACAACTAATAAAGGCGAACTCTTCTGGCTCTGGATCTAAGTCTTCAACAAGTGAGCAAACATACAAATAGAATGCTGCCTGAATATCATATGCATATTTCTGGCACTCTCTTGCAAAGCCTTGAGGTGATGCATCGATTGTACTTTTAAGATCATAAACTATACCATTAGACATTGAGTCTGGTTTTGTTTTTAAAAGCAAACCTGTTCTTGGACACTTTGCAAATATAGCCACCTCATTCATTCTATCAGGATGTTCTAACGCTGCCCTAGAAGCAGGGTGTCTCATGGTTCCTTCAGCCATACGTTTGGCTACATGATATTCCACTTCAGTAACGAGGATCTGATCTTCTTCAAGGTTTTCTTCCATTTCCTTGAAAGCTTTGGAACTTCTTGTCTTTGGGCCTTTAACAACCAAGTTTCTTTCAGGCTCTAAACAATTCGCATGGTATGCAGATCCTAAAGCAAATGCAGAGGTCTGACTTCTCTTTGCACCCTTCCAGTGCGCTAGACTTTTCTTATAAACAGTTTTTACGGCGGTAGAGGATACACCACTCTGCGAGTGGTATATCTCATTACTCATGCCTTGAATGACACCCATTAAGCTGCAGCGTCCTCGAAGTCATCTTCAAGGCTGTCACCTAATGCGCTCAAGGCTGCATTATCCACAGATCCTTCTTTAATTGCGCTAAAGTAAGCGTCCATCACTTGCTTCTTTTCCGCATCAATACTTTGTTTAAAAACCTGCATGGTTTGGAAAACATCTGTAGTCAACGGAAGTGGATTGGATATGTCAGGTTCATAGTTAAATGTATACCAAGTAACCGATCCATTTTCATTATACTCTGAAGTCAGCTTTGCTTGATAATCATAAAGGTTTTTTCCTTTAGGAAGTTTTCGCATGAACTGGTTCCAGAACCCAGAGTAGTTAGAGTTCTTGTGGAACATAATGACAGGTTGGTTTTCATAAGATACCTCTTTCCCGTCAGCCGTTTTGCCAGTGTATGTTACTAGCCCTCTGGTGACACGATTTTGCATATCTCTCCAACGCTTTTGCTCCGCAGGATCTAAAAGTTTACGATCATCCCAACTAGGCATTCCACAAGCAATAGTACCAAGGCGGTCATTAGCCTCTTGTCTACTATTTATGATAGGAATGCTTTTGTTCAGAAGTTTACGCTTTTTCTTTTTAGTCTTTGGATCAATCTCGTCAGTCTCTCCCCAATGAAAGTACTGGATATGAGAGCAAAGAGGTCTAAACATAACGCTTTCCGCATAAGCTTCTTCCTCTGTACCCCTTAAAAAAAAGTGTCCTTCTGGAATAGGCTTTTTAGTTACTTTATGCTTAGAACGCCCGTTAATTTCCAAGTATGGAACCTTAACGATTGCGCTTTCTTCACCGCCTTGGATCTGTGTTCCAAGCTCGGCCTGTAATTCCTGCAACGCTGCAGGATCTATTTGTGTTAGATCATTCATTTATACTACCCGATCTTTTTATTAAGTGGACTTATAGTATGGCATAGTTAGGTGGCGTAAGTCAACTAAATTCGACTTGATCTAACCAGTTTTTGCCGCCAGAAATCTCAATCTTCAAAGGTAGTGCAAATTCGTAGCCCCATCGATCTGTAGCCTCTTCTGTCACCCCTTCCATAGCCCAAGTAAGAGCCTCTTTTACCTCTTCCAATTCGTCAGGATGGGTGTCTACAACGATGGAGTCATGGACAGTCAGAACAAGCTTAGATTTGAGGTTTAACTCCCGAAACTTTCGCAATGCTCGAATGCAGGACAGGGGAACAATGTCAGCGGTGGCTGTAGACTGAACAGGGTAGTTCACTTGCTGAGTGTAATGCTTTGTACGTCCGTTCCTGCGTCTAGTTTCATCAGGCCAGTAAAACTGTCGGCCTGAGAATGTAGTGATATGCCCGTCCTTCATTACGCCATCAGTTAGCTTTTTATGGTAGGCTCCCAAACCTTTGTAGATTCCAAAGAAACGGGTATAATAATTTTTTATATGCCCCTCATATTGACTTCCAATCGCTCCATAAATGGGTGCGAAAGAATGTGCTTTTGAATTTTGGCGTTGATCCTTAGTCACCTGTTCTTCTTTGCACTGATAAATTATTGAGGCTGTCTGTTTATGCAGGTCTTTTCCTTCAATGACATCCTTAATGATTTGCGGATCACGGGATAACTCCCCTGCCATAACGAACTCCAAACCACTGAAGTCTGCCTCTGTAACTGTGCCGTTTTCAAATCTGCTTACAACCGCACTTCTTACAGGGAAGCCTCGCTTGGGTTGGTTCTGGAAGTTTGGGTTCGATGAAGACAGTCTGCCTGTACTAGTGATGCATTGATTGAAGTTTGTATGCAGCAATCCATCAGGGCGTGTCCACGTTTCAATCCCTTGAATGAAGCTATCTAGGTATGTCGATAGAGCATTCATGCGAGAGAGTTTAGTAAGGAACTCTACACCAATGTCATTACCTTTGGCTGCAGCCTGATTGATCAACCGTTTGATTGTAGTCTTGTCAGTCTTAAATCCATGAACAGATGCATCCTCTGGCTCTTGTGGCACTAGTTTCAGACCTGCAATCTTACCGTTGGAAATGTACAAAGCTCCTTTAGCATCACAGGGTTTGCAGGGGGATGTATTCTTAAATGGTTCCCCGTTGACTTTGAACTTCCTGATCCTGCCACTACCTCTACAGTCAGGGCAAACCTTTGCATCTGTTTTATGAACAACCTCAGTTGTCGATCTTACTGCCCTAGTAAACTCAGCTTGCTTCATCCAAGGTGGAAACTTGTTAGGGCCAATATTAAAGACGGTCTTATGGATGTTCTTGTCTTTTACCTTGCGGCTGTAGATCACCTTATTCATGTCTTCGCCTGAAGCCAGATTAATCGGTGTATCTCCCATCACTTGTTCAACAATCTCTTCCAAACGCTTCGATATTTCCTGATGTTCTTGAGTAAACTGTTGTTTAATCTCTTCGAGCTTTTCCAAGTCTACTTTGATGCCGTTCTTTTCAAGCTCTACCAAGAACATAAGCATTTCGTTCATTAGCGTTACTACATACGCCATCGAAGTATTCTCAGGCTTTGCGAAATCCTCTTGTTGCGCCTGATATATCTCTTGGCAGCTTACTACGTCTGCCTCTGCATATTCTATCACAGTATCTAACGGCATCATTTCAAAGCCAGTACCCGATTTAAATAGATCGTCTACTAAATCTGACTTCTTCCTAGTGACATCCCTTCGTTCTGCAGTAGCTTTGAGAGATAGCTCCTGCCGCTGCCCTTTGGCTAAGATGTATTCACCTATCATCGTGCAAGACACAGTGTCAGGTATGGTAAACCCCATTTCTACAAGCCACTGAATATCAAACTTAGCGTTGTGACATACTAAGATGTCAGCTTCTTCGAGGGCTTGCTTCAGTGTATCAGGGCTATCAGGTGTTTCCTTTTCATTATGGTGGAATACCAGTGTCTGCACAGGCTCTCCAAGCCAACAGAAGTGGGCTGATACGCATTTGTTCTTAGGGTTAAAGGGTGAGTTATCTATCTTTCCGTTCAGTTGTTGTATGGTCGTTTCCAAGTCCAGTATTAGTGTGTTCATTCAATGCCCCAAAGTTTATTTTGATTGCGGATTAGCTTCTGCAAAAGGTCGATCTGTTCTTCAAACAACTTGGCCTTTTCTTCCGTTGCTCTCCGCAGCTTTTCTTGCTGTTCTTTTAGTTGGTCTTCATAAAATTCTCGTAAATCATCTTCACTCAACATATCGACTTACCTCTGGTTGAATCTCGCAGATAACACTTCCGTGAAATCCGCTAAGTTTGTTTTTGCTGATGTATAATTGTCTAGTGGTGTTAGGTTCATCGTCATTGCCACCTGACGGTTTGCCGATACCCAAACAAACATCGATCTCAGCGGCTTTGCCCGTTTTACTTCCTTCGAGCATACTGAAGTCGATCCGCAGCTTGCCCTCTGCCTCTGCACTGGCTTGGCTCACGGCTATAACTGCACAGTCATGTCTCTTGGCGAGTTCTCTGATAGATCGATAGAGTTCCCTAATGCGTTCATGGCTTGCATTGTAGTTGCCAGAGATCTGTATCTTGTCTGCCTGATCCAGTATCAGGACATTCGGCTGCACTCTTTCGCAGTACGCACTGATCTTATCTAAATCCCATTCTTGGGCATCGTGCATAATCAGGTTATCTCTAACCCCAGTGTACATGCTCATGGCTAAGTCAGGATCTTCAGCGATTTGCTCACGGGTCATGCCGCTACAAGCTTGGATAGCTCTCAGCTTTGTCCGTGTAGTTTTCTCTTCGTTCCCAATGTAGACGCATTTATAGCCTTGCTGACAGAAACCTCCTGGGGCTGCACATAAAGAAATGACGAATGCAGACTTACCTGTCTCAGGACGGGCAGCGACTAACATAAAGTCACCACCACCAATGCCGTAAAGATGTCGGCTCAATGTTTCGATATTAAACTTACATTTATTCTCATTGCTTGTTTCTGCTAGGAGTTCATAGATGTTGTCTGTGGTGGGTTCGCCAAAGTCATCAACAACAAAACCATCACCAACGCTTTCGATCAGGCTCTGTAGCCTCGAAAGAGCACCTGCATCACCTTCAGCCATGTTGATACCAATGTTGGCTATCTCACGGCCTATATCGGCTCTCCAGAGCTTCGTAATTACGTCAGTAGTAACATCCTCACCAAGAGCCTCAACCCTCTTTAGTTGGTCTATTACATCCCTGACTTCGTGGATCTCCGCAGGAGTAGCGACAGGATTATCTATAAGCCATAGGCTGTAGACTTCGTCTAAAGTAAGATCCCTTGCGTACTTTTCATGTGCCTCTTTAATCTTGTCATAGATGTAGGCATATTCACCGCTGAATAACGTCCTTCTTAAATTAGCCTGATTCGTTAAGAAGGTGCTATTACTAAGCAGCGTCTTTATTAGCTGTTGTTCCATAATACCGCCCTATTATTATTTTATTATAAGGTGGCATAGTAAAGCACTTAGTGTAACAAAAAAAGCCCCAATCTTTCGAGAGGGGCTACTTTTTTTAATTGTTGTTTGAAATCAGTTAGTTCTAAATTTCATCTTGGTAACGTCAGGTGGAACATCACCTCTTCGTTCTCTCATATCTATTTGATGAAATACCACACGGTCATTATCCTTAACGATTTCTCCAATGGCTTCTTCTAATCTTTCTTGTTCTTCAGCGGCTCCTTTGAAACCCCCATCGATTAGATAGTCTATGACTATTATAGCTCTTGCTTTCAATTTACCTTTTCCTTGCGTTTATAGTCGGTACGAGGTTCGCTTCGACTTGTTTACCTTATATACCGACGTTACTGTCGGTCTATTTAATTACTTATCTACATAGTCCACATAAGTGTCTATGTTTAAGCTCAACATTGGATCATTATTTCTGGGTGGAGCAGTAGGAACTAAAGGGCTTCCCCAATTTGAGCTTCCTACCCAATCGCAGGGAGATCTTGTATACGCCAAAGCAGCAAGTCGCACAGTCTTCCTGCAACATCTGCTAAATCTGCATGATACTAGGTAAGACCAAGTATATACATCATGTATCGTCGTTCTATGCATTTATAACCTTTAATATCTCTTCATTACTTAACATCTTTAAATCTTTGTCAGTAAATCTAACATAACTAATGTTTGAACACTGCCTACTAACAAACACTGCCTTTGAACTTGCATCTTTGTCAAGAGTAATTGTCACCTTATTGTACTTATTAAGTGTTTTTTTAATTGGCACTGTGACATTTGTACCCAATAGGGCATAGCCCGTATATCCGTCTAACCGACTGACAGAACATGCC